GTGACACGTGGGTACCTTTTCCGACATTTCTGTCGGACAGGAAACCTCATGAAGTGGGCAACACTTAGGGGCAACAAACATTCTTTTTGAATGAATCTTTGACAGAAATGCTGAGTTTTAGAACTCACTAGAAGTGAGACGATGGCAACTACATTAACACATCGTTTTAATTCAATTTGTATCTAGTTTTCTTCTAGCTACTTCGTTCACCCGAGTAGTGGGTTATGGGGATCCACCCATAGTCGTTTTTAATTATAAGGAGATGTCTACTCCCAATGACAGTAGTTTACTGCCCAATTGCATATTTATACATTGGAACTGTGGATACATAATGAATCATATTGAAATCTGGTCCTATATTATAATAGGTCTCCAATATGTTATCAAAATCTCCATAGTCAGATAATGTAATTTGGAAATTGTTAACCTTAGTGGGTTCATTAGAACCAACTGCCCGACCACGAGCATCTAGAAATCTCAATTGAGACATCATAGGAACATTTACCTGCAAACTTGGTTGGTTGCTGAAATTAGTCAGCGACATACCAGCATTACCCCAGTAATTAGTACTTGCGGTAACAAAAGAAGGTAATGTATTCATAGCGCGTGTATCGTTGACTTGAAAAGCAGAAAAATCACTAACTTTTCGCTCAACTGAAAAATGGGCTGGTTTCTTAGTTCCATGTAAATTGAAGTGATAATTCATCGAACCTCGAACACCGAGATGGCAAGCCATCAAACGTTGAATGGGTCCCTGAACTACCAAATTACAATTAACATTAGTAGTACCAGCACGATCTTTACCTGTATCCATACCATTAGAGGATGTATATCCATAATGTGCAGGATAAAGGAATCGATTTAGGGTTAAAGTGTTATCAGTGGTAGCACCACTCAAAGTAACACCTTCCCGTCGGTACATGTGAGTACGCCTCATTAAAACACGCATAGATCTAATATCTTCACCAAAATTGATATCATATCTGTGTGTAGGTTCAGATGTTGCTTTACCCAGCACATATTCCTCAGATTGTGGAGTCAATGGTGAATAAACATCAACCGGTGGACTAGGATTTGCAAATTCCAAATTATCACATCCTGCATAAAACAAGAACAACCGTGCATTGGCCGTTGAAAGAGGGGCAGTTAGTGGATTGAGAACGGTGATTGTTACTCTACCATTATTATATTTGGAAGTATATGATGGGGAGCTGGAACCTCCACCTATCTGTTCACCACCACCCATATCCAATTCTTGCCAAGCAGTAGGCTGCATATAAGGAACCTTGAAGATGATTTCATCGTTTTGTGCAATATCCATGATAATACTTTGTACAACTGCTGAATCAGCTGATGTTGTATCAGATCCCGTGGGGTCCCATGAGATAAGTAAACGTCCCTGGTGGTATTTCGAACAAACCACTTTTAGCCGGAATCTAACATCTCCGCGCCAGTGGGTGAAATGAGACCCAACCAATGCTGAAGGAGATTCAATTATCCAACTCGTTGTCGTGGTGGTTGTAACTCCACCACGCAGTTGCATAGGGTTTACATTTGATCGCAACAGATACGCATCTGCTAAATCAGATGGTGCCCACTCTTGACAGTACATTAAAGTTTCCCTTGTCACTAAATTCTTAATAGCAAGAGAATCTTCACATACTGATCCGGTAACAGTAGGATCTATAGTTAACTCATTCTTTGGATCAATGGTTAATCGATCAACAGGAGTTGAAATATGAGCACTAGCAAATGCAAAATATGGTGTATTTTTAAATGCTACGGAATCATCGATTGAAGGTACATTCGTGAACCCAAATAAGCTTGCAACTTTGGCTACCGCACCAGCGGCAAAGTTGGTAGCTTTCGCAAATGGTCCTATTACCGGCACATCGGATAATCGTCGGCCAATACCAGCAATTATAGATGCAGGTCTGGAAATAGTACCAGTAGCGTATTCACTAGATTGTAAAGACAATACTTTAGTTTGTCCTTCTAATTCAACGTTTTCTAGCCATGCATAAACTGTAACATAACAAGAACTTGAAGCTCCTGATGTTGCAATGCGTGGCGCCATTAGAGATTGAATTTCAAAAACCCCCAAACCCTGTACATCAGAGGCTGAGGTTAAATTAACATAATTCTTAGGATAAACAAAAGGTACAACCATTTCGCCTCCTTGGTTCTTATGAAATTCAATCCAAAAGTGCTGACGCTGACAATAGATTGCAGCACGCGCATCATTATTATTAATATACCCTGTACCAACTTGAGACAAATCCAAAAGAGGATTTGAATTAGGTAAGGGTAGATATGATGCCAAATACGTACCATACAAAAAGGGAGTAGCATTAACAACAACTTTAATATGTAAATTACCTCGCATAAGATAGTAATTTTCTAACTTCCTTTTAATATTTGCATTACTCAAAAAGTCATGCCAAATATTCCAACGGTAATTGGTACTGGATGAAGTATTAACAGAGAAAGAGCCAATTTTAACAGGTCGCGATAGAAAGTCTTGCAACTCAAATTTATTAGTTTGAATATCTGAACTTTCAGAAGGATCATTATTGACTATCACATCACTTGGCTGCTCCTCCTCTCCAACAAACTGAACGTTTTCAGATGTTGTGTTGAGCACATGATGTTCCTCAATTAACTCTTCATCAGATTGTAATTGCAGGGTAATCCCCCTACACAGATCTTCTTTTTTAAACACGAAAGAAGCCAACGTTAGAATTTTAGTTTTGTTTGGTCAATATATCTACACGAGGGGTCGACCGTGACCCAACATGCGAGAAACTCTGTTTGATGGACTACCTTTATTTTCATCAACTCTAAATAGAGCGCTTTGGGTCATCCCCAAGGTGGTCAAATCTATAAAAGCCTCTTAATCATAGTAATGGTTTCAAATACTACATAAGATTAATGGTAACCAATTATAGATATTGATTTTTGATTTGACAAGCATATCAACAAACACTTGGTTTTGACGGGATTGCTACCCGTAGCCACCTATTTACTCTAAATCCGGTAGGTCACTTGCTCTTCTGTAAGCAGCAAGTAATTCACCGTAAGTAGGGAAGGTGGATCCCTCTTCATAATCCTCCAGACCTGCTTTCCGCATCATATTTTTGCACATCTCTCTCTTAGCGAGAAAGACATCTTTACCATACCAAAAATATTCTCGGCAAACAGTGGAAAGAACAGCAATCATTTGAGCTTCTTGACATACTGTTTTAGATGGAATACTCCAAATTAGCATCTTTGCAATAGATGCTTCTTCAATAGGACACACAAAGAAACCAATATCATCATCGTAGCGAAAAGTTCTCTTCAAAAACGAGATTTCACTAATGTGAATATAAGGTACACTCTCTGCTTCCTTATCGGCCATAGTGTAGATTACCTCCATCTTGTTCAGCTCATTAGCCAAAGTTGTATGTGTAAACCATGGAACATTGTTAGAGCATCCCATAACGTTATCATCCCCATATGTCATCAGTTTAACTTCTTTCTTAAAGCCAACTGCTGTCTTCTTGGGGTTCAATTGGTGATAAGCATATCTCACATAGAGACAGTTTACCAAACCATTAATAATAACTGTTAATGGATGTCCTGATGGATTAGATCCATATAGTTGGACCAAGTCTCCATTAATATCTACAACCGGAAAACATGTGTCATAAGCCACTCCCCACATTACTTGAATATCCTTATCCGTGAAATTTCCACTAGACTTGCAGATTTCAATAATGATTTCAAAGGCAGCTAACATAAAAGCTGGTGGCATACGCTTATCAAAAGCTTTATAATCACCAGCAATCATCTTATTTCCACCAAAAGAATTAAGATAGGAGTAAATATCATGCCATTCTTTAGATTGGGCAACAGTACCGGGTGCGCTTTCAAAAACAAATCTATTATTCTGTAAAACTCGAATAAAAGATAAGTAATGCATACGCACTACAATATTCCAATCAGCTGGGGACCCACAAAACATACGTGTATTTCCTGTAGCGATCTTCTTAGCTGATCTGGGTTCATCTTTCAATGACCCAGCGAATACTGGAGAGTAGCGCTGTCCGTCATAATAGGATCGCAGGCATTGGTTTACACGTTCATAGATCTCTGGATCAAACTCCATAGGATCAGAACATGATTTTGTTGGTTCCACAGCCTTCATATAGAACTTCTTGGATTTACGCCACGGGTGACCCATAGAGGTATTACGATTCATTTTATCAACAAAACGCACTCCGTTGGCACCATTAACTGCTGTAAATCGATCATAAACCATCAAATCTTTTAATTGATCCGCTGGCAAAGTCTCTTTAATTTCCTGAATAAAGGAAGTTTTGACTTCATCCAACACTGACATTTTAAAATTCTTTATGGGATTCACTAGTTCTATAATGGCATTGCGCCAAGGAACCCATCCACTCATAACAGGGGGACC